CCGCCGCCACCGAGGCCGAGACGGTGGCCACCGACGCTGCCGCCGTGAGCGAGGGCCTGGCCCTGGGCCCGATCCTGCTCATCATCGCGGCGGTGGCCGTGCTGGGCGTGGCCATCTACGAACTGGTCACCCACTGGAAGACCGTGTGGAGCGCCATCAAGGACGCCGTCGAGTTCGTGTGGAACTGGATCAGGGACAACTGGCCGCTGCTGGTCGGCATCATCCTGGGCCCCATCGCCTTCGCCGTGGTGGAGATCGTGCGCCACTGGCAGCAGGTCAAGGACGGCCTGCTGGACGCCTACAACTTCATCGTCGGCATCTGGAACAGCCTGGTGGGCTTCTTCCGAGGCATCGCCGGGGCCATCGGCGCCATCCTGGGCGGGGCCTGGGGTGCCGTCAAGGGCGCCGTGCAGGACGCCTACAACTTCGTGACCGGCACCTTCGACAATCTCGTGGGCTGGCTGCGAGGGCTGCCGGGCCGGATCTTCAACCTGCTACGGGGCATGTGGGACTTCGTGCCCGAGATCTTCCGCTCGGCCATCAACGGCCTGCTCGACCTGTGGAACCACCTCCACTTCAAGCTGCCCGACATCGACACCCACATCCCCGGCATCGGCAAGATCGGCGGCCAGGACATCACCGTGCCCCAGATCCCCCACCTGGCCGAGGGCGGCGTGATCACCGCCACCGGGCTGGTGTTCGCCCACGCCGGTGAGGCCATCACCCCGGCCCCGGCCCGCCCGGGCCCGGCCGTCCACATCGAGAACGTGAACGTGAACGACGGCGCCGACGTGGACCTGCTGCTGAACCGCCTCCACTTCGCCACCACCGCCGGGAGGCTGTGACATGACCGCCTACTGCCCCACCCCGGTGGTGCTCACGCTGTCGATGGCGGGGGCCACCACGTTGGACCTCATGGACGCCGCCCAGGGCTTCCGGGTGGAAGAGCTCGACATCGGCTACCCGAGCGTGCGCGAGGACTCCAACCTCAACCCCGGCCGCAACGGCACGCTCGACCTGACCCGCCTGTTCGGCGAGCGGGCCGTGACCATCACCGGCTCCCTGGTGCCCTCGGCGGCGGGCTCGCGCCAGGCCATGTGGCACCGCCTGGCTCCGTTCCTCGACCCCGGCGCCCGCCCCACCCTGACCTACCAAGTGGACGGCGATGTCTCGCCCCGCACGCTGACCATCCGGGCCTACCAAGTCACCGGGCCCTACAACAACCGCAGCGTCTCGGCCGTGCAGCTCGGCTTCAAGTCGGCCAACCCATTCGCCTTCGGCACACCCCTGCGCTCGGCCACGGTCACCCCGGTGGGCGGTACCGGCGCCGGGCGGGCCTACGACCTGACCTTCCCCCGCGTCTATCCGACCCCCACCGCTCAGGCGGCCACGCTGGCCAACTACGGCGACTTCACCGCCTACCCGCTACTGCGCTTCTACGGCCCCGTCACCGGCCCCTATGCCAGCTTCAACATCCAAGGCGTGACCCCGGCGCCACCCACCGCCTGGGTCAGGTTCAACTCCACCTATGTGATCCCGGCGGGCAGCTACGTGGAGGTGGACACCGCCGCCCGCACCGCCTTTCTCAACGGCGACCACACCCAGTCGGTGTTCAACCAGCTCGCCATCAACCCGGCCGAGCCCTGGCCCTACCTGCCGCCGGGCGCCCCCACCGTCACCGTGCAGATGCTGCTGTTCACCAACGGCGGCACGTCCAACGCCACCCAGCTCGTGGCCATCTGGGCCGATCCCTTCCTGTGACCGTCACCGCCGCCCCCGACGGGCTCGCCTACCGGGTGGTGCTGGTGTGGCGAGGGCCGCCCGCCAACCGCAATCAGATCGTGGCCGACCTGACCGACGCCCGCTCCATCCGGCTGCACTTCGATCTCTATGGCCCGGCCACCGCCGACTGCGTGGTCGACGGAAGGTCCTCCTCGGCCGCCCAGCTCCAGGAGCTCAGCCAGGACCTGTGCGTCTACCGCTGGAACCCGCTCACCGCCGCCTACGTGATCCTGTTCCGGGGCCCCATCGGCCACACCCAGGACGACATCGGCGAGACCACCCACACCGTGCAGATCAGGGCCACCGACTACCGGGCCATGATCGCCCGCCGCCCCGTCAACGCGCCGCTGAGCTTCTCGGCGGTGGAGCAGTTCACCATCATGCAGAACCTGGCGCTGTGGCCGCCGCCCATCAACCACTTCACCCCGCCCTGGGATATGGGCATCACCACGCCCATCCTGGTCAACCCGGACGGCTCGAGCCTGGGCGCCACCGGCGTCGTGCGCGACCGCAACTACGTGGGCTCGGAGAAGGCCGGGGACATGATCGACCAACTGGCGGCGGTCATCAACGGCTTCGACTGGGGCTGCGAACCCGTCGAGCCCGGCGGCGCCACCCCGACCGTGTTCCCCTGCCAGCCCTATGTGTGGTACCCGAGACGAGGCGTGACCAAGACGTTCACGGCCGAATACGGCAGCACCCTGGCCCACCTGACCCGCACGGTGGACTCCACCACCTTCGCCAACTGGGTGCGCAACGACGGCCAGCCCGCCTCGGGCGGCGCTGCCACCTTCGCCACCTCGGCCGGTGACGCCATCACCAACCCCCAGCTCCACGCCGAGGGCCTGTGGCCCGAAGGCATCTCCAACGCCTCCACCACCGACCCGGCCACGCTGCAGCAGCAGTCGGACGGCCGTCTGGGGCTGGACTCGATCCTCACGCCCAGCTACGCCCTCACGTTGACGGCCAACGCCTGGCAGACCAAGGCCGACGCCTGGCTGGGCGACACCATCGGGGTGAAGGTGGTCTCAGGCCGGTTGAACGTGAACACCACGGCCCGCATCATCCAGTTCGACATCGCCGTGGACGACAACATGGTGGAGACGGTCACGCCCACCGTGGCCAGGGCCGTGCCCACCCTGGGAGACATCCTCAGCGACACCCAGTCCCAACTCGACGCCGTTTCCCGGAGGTGAAGCCATGACCCGTTTCGCGCCGCTATGGCAACAAGGCGGCACCTACCCGGCCGCCACCGACCGGGGGCTACTGGGCACGCTGTGGCCTGGCTCGGGCAAGCTGACCGGCACCGCTCCCGCCGCCGTGGCCAACACCATGCAGGTGAGCATCCCGGCAGGGTCAGCGACGGTGGCCATGACCTCGGGCGGCTCGCCGTCGGGCAGCGAGCTGTGCCGCTGGGACGCGGCCGAGGTGGTGACCTCCACCGCCGCCCCGCCAGCCGGTCAGTCTCGCATCGATCTGGTGGTGCTCCAGATCCGCGATAACGCCATCGACGGCTCGGGCTTCAACGATTTCATCTTCCAGGTGCTGGCCGGTGCACCCACCTCGGGCACGCCAGTGGCCCCGGCGGTGCCCCTCAACGCCATGGCCGTGTGCCAGTACACCGTGCCGGGCGGGGCCGCCAACCTGAACGGCGTCACCGTCACCGACACCCGCCCCTCCAGCGCGCTCACCGCCTCCATGGGCCTCAACGTGACCGCTGGCAACCTCAACGTGCTGGGCACGGCCCGGCTGGGAGCGGGCGCCATGGGCGCCAACGCCTCCTATATCAGCCTCGGCCAGTACGACGCCGCCAACGCCATCATGGCGGCCGCCAACGACATGGGCGCCAACGTGACCCTGCTCATCCAGCCCAAGGGCACCGGCACGGTCCTGATCCGGGACAGCGCCGCCCACAACGTGCTCAACCTCCTGCCCGACGGGTCCTTCGGCTTCGGCACCAGCCTGGTGCTCCGATGGACCAACACCGGCTTTCCGGCGACACGGTTCGATCAGGTGCTCGTCGCTGCCGCCGACTCCGGTGGCGCCGGATACCGGGCCCTCATCGTCCCCAACGGCCCCTAAAGACGGAGGCACCGTGGACCACAACGCCGCCCTGCTCTCGCTCATCGCCGAGCTGCGCATGGGCATGACCGAACTAACCGAGCAACGCGACGCCGCCCTGGCCCGAGTGGCCGAGCTGGAGAGCGGGATCGCCGAGCCCGATCCCAACGGCACCCAGTCCCATCACACCAGCGTGAGAATCAGCTCCCATGAATGACAGTCACGATCTGAGCGAGCTGCGGCGCCTGTGCGCCCAGACCGAGGGCATGACCCCCGACCAGATCCCGGCCGAGCTGGCCATGCGCATCCAGCAGCTCAGCCTCCGAGTCAAACGTGAAGGCCCGCTCGACTCCCGGCCCGAGCCCGCCGAAGAGGGCGACGAACCATGGGCCAAGCGGCGATGACGCTCGAGCGCATCTGGCTGCCGACATCCAACTACTCGAGCCGAGGCGGCAGCGCCCCCCGGCTGCTGGTGCTGCACACCACCCAGGGGGCCAGCAACTTCTACGAGCTGGGCGCCTTCTTCGCCGGTGACGTAGGCGCCTCGTCGCATGTGGGCATCGACGACACCCCCGGCATGATCGGCGAGTACGTGGATCAGCAGGACAAGGCCTGGACCCAGGCCAACGCCAACCCCTACTGCCTGTCGGCCGAGCTGTGCGCCTGGGCGGAATGGGACATCGACGACTGGGACCGCCATCCGGTCATGCTGCAAAACACGGCCGCCTGGCTGGCCGAGGAGTCGGCCGTGTTCGGCATCCCGTTGACAGCCAGCACCGATCGGGGCGTCTGTCAACATGTTGACTTAGGCGCAGCCGGGGGCGGCCACTGGGACTGCGGCCCGTCCTTCCCCCTGGAGCAGGTGCTGGCCATGGCCCGCGGCACCACCCCGCCCATCTCGAGATCGGAGCACGACAGCATGGTCCTCACCGACACCGGCACCGACGGCGTGTGGGTGGTCGACGCCACCGGCGCCGTGTTCGCCTACGACGGCGCCCCCTACCTGGGCGGTTGCAACAATGCCCAGTACAACCCTCGGGGCTGGCCGTGTGTGGGCATCGGCACCTACATCGACGAGCGCAACCAGGACGGCTATGTGTTGGTGCTCGACGCCGCCGAGGCCGACGAGGGCGACCGCTTCCGCCGCTACAGGTTCCCTCGCGACGGCTCCGCCAAGGTTGACTGAGCCCGAGTGTGGTGGCGCAACATCGGCCACTGGCCGCTGCTGCTGGTGGGGGTGGCGCTCATGACGGGCGCCATCGCCCTGCCCCCGTCCCGCATGGGCGACCGGGAGATGCTCATCGCCATCGCCTCGGTGCTGCTGGGCGCGGGGGTGAGCGAGGTGGTCAGAGGTGAGGCCCAGGCCAACCACGACCACGAGCACGACGACCACGATCATGACTGAGCCCGACGAGGAGGACGGCGACGAGGAGCCGTACGACTGGCGGGTCGACTGGCCCGAGCTGAGTGATCAGCACGACTGGGTGTGGCTGGCCGTGTTCGGGGCGCTCAGTGTGATCCTGGCCATGGTCACGCTGGTCCTGGTGTTCCGGGCCGCCCTCTGGGACTTCTAAGCGCGCTGAGCACTCTGAACTCATCTCGCTCGCGCATATCCACAGGTTGTCCACAGCCTGTGCATGACGCCTGACAGTGGTTTGCCGGTGATGTTAGACGCCTAACACCCCATTGGACAGAGGTTGTCCAGGGAACTATAGTTTTGACATGGTAACCAAAGCAGAGGTAGCCGATATCGACCGACCCTGGCCCGACAGCCCGTGGCTGACCCGCCGCCAGGCCGCCAAGTACCTACACGTGACCTTTGACACCATGCAGAACTGGGGCAGTCGAGGTGAGGGCCCGCCCTACTCCCGTCCCCACCCGCAAATGGTGCGCTACCACCTCGACGATCTGGACGCCTGGCTGCGGGCGCACATGCACGCCGACTCCCGCACACCCATCGACGCCGCATGAGCCGCCTGCGATGGAGACTCAGGCTGTTCTGGGCCCGCCACACCGAAGCCCATCTGCAGTGGCTGCTCAGCCAGCACCCCAGTGATCCCATGACGGTGCGCCGTCTCGAACTGGCGGCCATGCGCCGCCACCACCTGGAGCTGAGCGAGCCGTGAGCCCGCAACGCAAGCTGCCCAAGCCGATCTGCCTCGTCCCCCGCTGTGACCGCCCCACCGACAACACCGGGGCCTTCGGTCTCTGCCACGCCCACTACGAACGCTGGCGCAGACATCACGACGACGCCGATCTGGTCACGCCCATCAACACTGGCAGCCGCGCACCCAGCGCCACCCCCTGGAACCCGTGGGCGGGCAAGGTGACCTGCCCGGAATGCAAGTCGAGCGATTGGACGATGCCCTACGACAAGCACCGCGACCCCCGCTGGCGTTGCATCGAATGCCACGTGTGGTTCGTGCCCGATCACCCCGACTGGGTGCAGCCCGAGCTGCCCATGGGATCAGCATGATCACGCCCATACCCGTCACCAAAGAACAACTACTCAGCATCATCGACGACATCCGAACCCGCGTGGCCAAAGGCGACTCGTGGGAGGGCAATCTCAACTGGATGATGCCTAAGCCCGAGCACGATCCCGACATCGTGGCCGTGGTCGAGGCCCGCTACCGCATCGGCAACAGCGACGGCAGCCAAGGCGGGATGCGCGTGATCGGAGACGTGTCATGAGGACGTTGCTCGACTGGCTCTATGTCAACATCTGGACCCGCCTGGTGTGCTGGGTGGAGTCGGGCACCGGCCCGAGGCGGTGGGATTGATGGCCACCGCCCGAGCCGAGTCCGAGGCCCAAGCCAACGCCGCCGCCTTCTCGCCGTGCCGGGGCCTGGGCCACTCCTGGCAACACCACCCGGGCAGGCGGGAGGGCGGGGTCGTGATCTTCGAGAGCGACTGCACCCACTGCACGGCCAGCCGCACCAAGTTCCTCAGCCGGATGGGCGTGATCGTGCGGCCAGCCCGCTACCGCTACCCGGCGGGCTACTCCCAGAAGGGCGACGACCGGCTGTCCACCCTGCAGTGGCGCCGCATCCTGGTGCGATCGGTGGTGGGTTCATGAACACGCTCATCGGCATTGTTACCAATGGCACGCTCTGTATCTACGGCGTGGACGAACATGCCACCGAGCTGGCTCGCGTTGCCATAACCGACACCAGCCCTGAGAGTGTGGCCGCCCTGGTCGCTGGCATCACCCCGTTCCTGGCCAACGGCACCACCCAACCCAAGCGCAAGCAGAGCAGGCGGGGCAGGCCGGGCGGCCACGGCGTCGTAGCCAATGCAGCCCGAGCCTGGATCGCCAGCAACGGCTCACGCCCGTTCACGCTGGACGAGCTGCGGGCGGTGATGACCACGCCCACCCAGGCCAGGAACGTGGTCTACAACCTCACCAAGTCGGGCGAGCTGACCAGGGTCAGCCCCGGCACCTACAAGCCCACCAAGCAACTGGCGGCGGTGTCGTGAGCAAGCCCAGGCTGCGGGCCGACGTGTACGTGGACGGCAAGCTGGTGGCTAGCGACTGGCTGGAGGAGGAGACGGCCGAGCCCTTCGGCATCAAGCACATGAGTGCCGCCCTCACCGCCGACCTCGCTGGCAAGAACTGGATGGTGCAGATCGTCGACCCCGACGGCGACCTGCCCCCCATCCGCCTCTGGAGCGAGCGGAGTGACCAGTGAAGGGCGCCGACCTGGCTGGCATCGAAGTCCGTTCGGGGGTGAACGACAAGGGCGAGGGCTTCTGCTCGATCATCGCCCGCACGTCCAAGGGCGACCTCATCCCCGGCCAGCTCGATCCCGACGAGGTGCGGGGTATGGCGATGGCGTGGCTGGAGGCGGCCGAGGCGGCCGAACAGGACGCCGCCGTGCTCAGGCTGATCCGCAAGCTGGAACTGCCCGACTCCATGGCCGGGCTCATCATCAAAGAACTGCGAGACGGCAGGGACCAGGCGTGAGCTACGACTACTTGGCCCAACTGCGGATCGTGCACATCCACCACCGCGACGCCGAGCCCGAAGCGTGGTCGAGCGCCACAGCCACCCACACCACCCTGGAGCTGTCGCTGCCGTTCAAGTGCCACGGCGACGACGGCGCCAACCTGGCGGGCGTCATCCTGCTGCGCGACAAGCTGAATGAGCTCATCGCCAATCCCGACTGGCCCCCGCTGTGAGTCGTTCTATCACTATCGACGTGCGAGGCCTGCCTCGTCCCCAGGGCTCAATGAGACTGCACCAGTTGCCGGGCGGCAAGACCGCCGCCCGCTACCCACCGGCCGTCTACCAGTGGCGCGGTCAGGTGCAGCAGGCCGTAGCCGAGACAATGATGACAGAGGGACTAGAGCCGTTCCTCGGCGCCGTCGAACTGAAAGTCGGCTTCGACCTGCCTCGGCCCCTGAGTCACCATGGCACCGGCCGCAACGCCGCCACCGTCAAGCCGTCAGCACCACCGTTCCCAATCACCGCGCCCGACCTGGACAAGCTGGTGCGCTGTGTGCAGGACGCCATCACCGACGCCGGACTGTGGAAGGACGATTCGCAGGTGTGCTCGCTGGTCACGGCCAAGCGTTACGCCGCCCACCCCGGCGTCCATATCGTCGTCACCGCCCTCGACCCATGTTGACTAGCCCCGCCTAGCCTTGCCTAGTCACCCCGAACCCGAGCCTCACCCGACACCCCACCCCATGCCCCGCCGAGCCTCGCCCCCCGCCATGCCCGACTGCCCTGACCCCTCAATCAACATTGACATAGGAAGGAACCATCCATGCCCACCCAACCATCCACCGCCACTATCACCATCGCCGTCGCCGCATTGATAGAGGATTTTTCGATCTACCCCAGAGCCAAGGTCAGCAGTGCCAACCAAGCCAACCTGGCCGAAGCACTGCGGGCCGGTAACCAACTGCCGCCCATCGTCATCGACCGCAAATCACACAGGATCATCGACGGCATCCATCGAACACGGGCCACAGTGGCCGTCCTCGGGCCCGACGCCAAAATCGAGGCCATCGCCAAGACCTACAAGAGCGATGCCGACATGTTGACAGACGCCATCGCCCTCAACATCGGCAGAGGCGTCGACCTGAGCCCGTGGGACCGCCTGCACGCCCTGCAATTGGCAGAGAAGCACGGCCTGCAGCTCGACGACGTAGCCCGGCTGCTGCACTGCCGGGCGGACTGGTT